TTTTCTTCTTCAGGTAAATGCAGAGCATTGTCTAATTCTTCGATTTTTCTGTCAATTTCCCTGATATTGTTATAAATATCTTTTGCTTCTGCGTCTGAAATTTTGTCTGATATTAAATCCATGAATACTCTATCCAATTGTTCAAATTTTGTAACGTTAAGCATTCTATATTCTGGGAGTCGATCTATTAATTTCTCGTCAATAGAAAAGACAGGAATAATTTCTTTCAAAAATTCGAAAATTGTTAAAAGACTAAGTGTTATAATTGAAGCATTCTTAATCCAGGTATTTAGAGTAATTCCAGCTAAAGCAACGATTAAGCGTATCATTGCTATTACTTTTTTCCTACTTCTCAGTTTCTCTAGATAGAGGCTGAGGTAATAGTCATTCTTTTTGGTAGTGCACAACTCATTCCAGATTCTATTGTAAATCATTTGTCGTATTTTTTATTTTGAATGCAGTTTAAATTTGCGTTATGGAAAAAATTGAAATTATCTTATCACTATTGGTGTTCAGTTTGATTGCTGTGTTTAGTTTCTTTCGATATCACTATTACTTGAAGTATATTAGATCTCGCAAAAATTTAAACTATCCAAATCAAATACCTATATCGTCAAATCCTCCAGCTCCACCAAGATGTTTCTCCGAGAAGAATGTTTATTTTTGTCAACAGAAGAGGATAAATGCATTAATGTCGCTTGCAAATACTGCTAACACGCTTGATCAGGTTTCACATTTTCCGCAGAGAGAAAAGTTTATAAAATGTCTTGAATCAGAGTTAGAATTGATTAGTGAAGCTCAAAAGAAAGACCTTTAACCTTTGCTCTCCAATTGCGATTTAAGAGCAAGAGTAGAGTCCTTGCTTCTTTGTAGTTCACAGTTGTGAAATATGAATTTAGAAAATTCGCCATTAGCGGCAACAAATCTACAAGTGGTAGTTCCATCGTCATCCGCCGAAATTACTACCATTCTCAAGTTGTTTGCCTTGTGATATACTACGTCACCATTTTTAAATTCTTGATTTGCCATAATTTTTTTATAAATAAATTAATCGTAAAGTTTATCAGCTACTTTGAAATCTAGGTAATGAATTTTTTCAGGTATTATTGATGATAGGCCCGAAGCCGATAAAATACTTCCAATACTAATGGCAATGTTCTTGCGTTTTTCGTTATAAGGTAAAATAAGTCTTAGCTTTTCCCCCGGTTTAACCTTAATAACCTCTTTATACGTTCGTCTAAATTGTGTTAAATCCTTATCCAGTTCTTCACTTATTACTTTAGGATTTTCGCCATATGCTACTCTTTTCTTTGTTTCTATATTAATTACTTCATAATAAGTAACATTCCCTGTAGTAGAAAAAGTCATAAATTCTGAATATAGTTTTTCCGTTTCGATCTGTTTGGAGTTATCCTTGCTACATCCCAAAAAAATGAACGATATGATAATTGAAAAGCACAAATTGATTTTCATAAAATACTTTTGTAAAATTAAAATTAGGCTAATTTGAATCCTCTTAACTCTGCTTCTTTCTTGACTAGCTGCAAGAAATTGGACATTTCTTGGGAAACTTTTTCGAAATCCCCTTTCAAATGAATACTAAAAGATATTTGATTCTCTTCAGCCTTCTCGTTTTCGTTTACTATTTCTATGGCTTCAGTTTTTTTCGCAGTGTCCGAGATAGGAATATTATAGTTCTCTTTCATTTTAAAAATTTCGAAATAGTCTCTTCCTAATTCCTGCGATAAACTAGCTATTTGAGAAAGATTCATATCATTTCTCTTCAAGATATCCGTAAGTCCCTTGCGACTCATACCTATTTTTTGAGCCACGTGTGTAACCGAAAGACCACTTTTCTTGATATCGACTGCTATTATCTCTCCAATTGTTAAGTCCATGTTACAAATTTGATAATTTTTTCTCCTTGAATACCAAAATGTTACGGCTATTATTGTTACATAATGGTTACCAAATGGTTTCTTTATTGATTTTTTATTTTTAATATTGTAACCAAATGGTAACGCAAATGTAAATTTGTTTACCCGTTGAATATATCCCAAATTAATACTATATGGATTTAACAGAAATTAACAAGGCATTACCGAAAAAGGCAGTAACTATTATCGCCACTAAATTAGGTGTAAGCCACACTTTAGTAAGTTTAGTATTATCAGGTAAACGGAATAATGATCTCGTAATTGATGCTGCCTTGGACTTGATCGAAGACTGTAAAAAAAAGCAGGACCAGAGAATTGCAAGACTACAGAACCTAACTTCTTAGTTGTCTATAATGATCCCGTTAAAAGTTATAAATCAAGAGCTTCCGGCAGGTATCGAAGATAAAGGATACGAATTCTTCTGGTCGAATCGTGATCAGGTTCTGAAGTGTACTCATGCTGGTAGAGTTTGGATATGGGGAGATTTCCCACAGGAAGCGATCGATATCGTTTGTGAAGACATGGCTGCGCATCCGGAAGTTATTCTTGATATCAGGGATTGGAATGTAACTGAGAAAGAAGAAATGATCGCTCTTTATATCTTCTGCAGATTTGGTAAGTACGACACGGAACCCGATATCCATGCAGATGGTACTATAGGATACGCTGAGTATTTTGACTGTGGAAAACGTGGTACCTGTAAATATGAAGGTAGGATCTGCACGACGCTAAAGGTCGAGAATGGTGAATTGACAAAACGTGAGCTGGAGACATTAAAGCTTGTGGCCAAGGGAAAGTTAAACAAGGAGATTGCGGATATCATGGATATTTCCGAGCACACCGTAAACTCTCATATAACCAATATCCAACAGAAGGGGAATTTCTTCAAAAAATACGAAATGATCCTGTTTGCTAAAGACAAAAACTTAATCTAAAAACCAATGAAAATAGAACTTTCAAACGGTAACTGTTCATGGAGCATAGTTTATGGACAATCGCACAAAGACTTTTCGAAATGTCTCAATGAAATGCATGAGCTGGTTAAGAATTCTACTCAGCAAGGCTTAAAAGTTAGTCCTAAAGAGGAGACTCTATCCATTGTGACCTGCTGGAAAAATGAAACGGTTGTTGCTCGTATTGATATCACGGGAATTTCTAGAGGGAGAAAAAAGAGAGCTCTGGATAATCTTCAAAAATTTCATCCGGGATGCGTGATCGGAAAATTTACAGCATTTGTTTCACCGGCTCCAGCTGTAACCTTTGTCTAACCATTAACCTAAATAGCCATGATTAACGCAACAATTGACAGGTCACGCGGCGAGGTGATAATAAAATATCCTGCGCTATGCCATAGAAAGGACGAGGTTGTTAAATTTTACTCAAATCAGCAAGCTATAAATATTTGGTCCATCCGCCAAAGGGTTTTTATCAAAGATGTTCTCGCAAAGTTTATGAAGCAGAGACAGTATGCGCTTTCTGTTCACATGACTACACGACAAGATATTGCTTTGAGAAAAATTGATTATGTGCTGCGTACCTACTACGAAAAGGATTCCCTCAAAACATTGGTGAAAAAAATAATTATGTTGGAATCGGAGATCATGGAAATCGCACCTAGTCCTAAATCACGCTTTTATGAGCATTATGTATCCGTCATTGTCTGCCTTTTCAACTGGTGCAGATGGTATTTGAATCAATTTTAAAATTATAAATAATGATAATTCCAGAAAAGTATAAAGAGCTGGTAGGTACGAAACAATCATTTTCAGGAGGATTGTTTTCCGGCAAAGTTGATCTTCCTTTAAAAGAGTATGATGTGCTTAATATCAGGTTAAGCTCAGCTCAGATCGTAAACTGGGAGGAGATGAGAACTACAGGTAAATCAAGTTATAAGCATCCCGCCTTTGAGCTTTTGCTCAAGACTGAAGGAATGAAAAGGAGTCGATGGACACGTCCATTTGCAATCAGGGAGATTAACCTTAATGATCTAAAATAGAATTAGCACGGGGCAAGACGACCTGAAACGTTCTTTGATTCGCCCTTAGTTTTCGGTGTCCTGATCAGGTCAGGGATTAAAGTAAAATATAGTAATAGAAGAATAGAATGAAAGTAAAAATTTTAATGTGGTCGCTAAATGGCGATCTGAATATCGGAGTTTTCGATAGGCTAGGAGTTATTTATGGCATTGGTAAAAGCCATGTAAAGACTAAAAGTGATAGTTGCGAAGCTGACGCACTTATACCAGTTTCTTTTATTGAAGTGTATGTCAATTATTGCATAGTTGCCCGGGTTGATGTTTTGCATTTGGATGAGCATGCAATTGAGCAGGAAAAGAAGCGACTTTCCGAAATGTATAATAATGCTTGTTCGCTGGCCCATTATTGCCACTATCAGGAAGAGGGTTTTAAGTTGGACTATTTTGAGGAGGTGATATGAAAAAATGGTTGATAGCTTCTAAGAATGGAAAGTTTGTTGATTATGTTGAAATCACTGACTTGCCGGACATCTATTTAAGAAAGGAATACAATAGATTATTAAATAAACACGGTTTCCAGGGCTTTGGCTTACAAACGGTCGAAGAAGAAGAAGCTCAGCAGATCATAGAATGCCACAACTATCCTGAAATGGCTCTGTTGGCGAGGGTAAAAGTTTCTCATAATACATTCGACGAGCAAACTGCAGAGTTTAGACGCCTGCGCAAAAAATATCCAAAATGTTCTGTTGGCTATAGCCAATGGCGTCCAGGTCTCACATATTTTGAAAGTTAATCATGTCTAAAAGAACCTACGAATTTGACTACCAGTGCGGTGATGCCAGTTGCATTATTGAGGTAGACACTGAAATTTTTACTGAAGAAATCGCTTTAGAGGTTTTGAACTTCTTCGATTGGGATTGGAATGAGGAAGGAGATGTTGTTTTGGAAGCAGTTAAAAAGTATGCTTTACAAGTTTTTCAGCTTTCAGCAGCAATGAATTATTCGTTGCAAGGTCTGATATCAGCATTCAATGATCAGGAAGGATTTGCGCCATTTGGAAAAACGTATGGAATTCAGCTGAAGGAGTTTGAAAAATACGAGTTCGCAGATTATTGTTTGGACGTTCAAATGATGGAGGAATAGTCATGGGAGCAATAATATTATTCATAATCATCTGCATCGGATTAGGCTATATGCTTTGGATCGATGGGCAATATAATAAAGGAAAGTAATTATGGAATTAAAAGAACAGGCAATTAAGAACGCATACGGAGACAATATCTGGGAAAAAATTAAACTTTTTGTTGACAAAGACGGGTGGTATAAATGGACTAAAAAAAGCAATGTTAACCTTGTAATATCTCCTGGCTTTGATTACAACAAGATTAGTGATTCCTACCGACCGGAATCCCTGAGAGGTATCGAAAACAACAATGGTTGGATAAGGATAAGTGCCCAGGCAGATTTACCTGCAATTAAAATACCTGGGAATCAAATAAATTATAAATTTTATGAGGCTTGCTATTTTGATGAGGAAAAATTTGTCATGGCTAGCTTAACTCTTACTGCTTTCCAATTGAGGCGGGGATATCTAAAAAACTGCTGGACACATTTCAGAGAGTTTTCACCGAAGCCCCCTATTTATTAACAGTAAATCTAAGAAAGAAATACTATGGATTTCAAATTAAAATTATCGAGCATATTGAGTCGTCTTAGGGCAAAACGTAATAACTACGTTCAATTGCAGTATAACTCAGAATATATAAAAGGGTTTGAACAAGCTGCCAAAATATTCCACGTAGCAGTTGACATTGAATTTAGGGATTACATCGAGGAGCAATTAAATAAGGACCAGATAATTCGTGATCTAAACAAGCAGCTGGATAGCCTTAAAATGAAGTGTCTAGGACAACAGCAGAATATCCACCAGATGCAGGTGCTGTTAAATAAAACTGCTACCATCACATTGAGCAATAATAAAAAGAAGAAAATATTTCGCGCGTTAGCTGAAATAACGGGACAACCTTATGAATATGTGAAAGAACAATTTGCTGATCTGCTGAACGGGAAATTGGTTAAAAGGAAAGGAGAAAAAGCATGATGGATAAAAAAGAGATTGTTTACGCCGATAAATCAATATGGAGTTACTCCGCCTATTCCAAGGGAAATAAAAGCAGCATGACTATGTTCGTTGGCAGTTGGCAAGTTGCAATATGTTACAACTATAAATGGTTTGGATTTTTGTCAGGCGTGGTAGAAACTGATGTGTTTTGGATTGCGACATTGCCTTGGGATGATTTCTTTGATAGACTAGATACATCAGTGTGGGTGCATATGGAGTACAAATTCAAGAAGAAGGAGATACAAGAAATGAAGGAACTCTACCTGCAGATACAGAATAGTATAAAAGATAGTAGGATTTATAAAGATACTCGAGAAAATGGCAAGTAAGACTACAATTAGAAATTATCACTGCAATGCGTGCGAAAACGGAATAGTGATGGTAAAACAGAAGCAATCTGGTGATCGCTTTTCGTTCAATTTTGGAGACTGCAATAGCTGCAAAAAGCCTTTTGGACTTTTATCTATCGACCAGTTGAAACAGGTAACCAATATTTTGCGTGGCATAAAAGTATTTAGACAGGTAATGGTAGAGGATCGTCTACCAGAACTAGGTACAGAAAACATCACTTGTTTTATATCGTTAACGGCAGGAGCTAGCACATTTACTAAAGTGAATGAAAAGGTACTTGAAGTTTTAAAACAGCGATATCTCTACTGGCTGGAAGAAATTTAAAAGTCATCATCATCAAATAACATGCTCATTTTCCTCATTAAAATACTTGCAATTATAATTCAATTAAAAATCCATGATAACTCAAGAAAGTATAGATAAAATATTAGATGCCACTAGAATAGAAGATGTAATTGGCGAAGTAGTTACATTGAAGAAGAAAGGATCTAACTTCCAGGGATGTTGTCCATTTCACGATGAAAACACACCCTCTTTTGTGGTTAGCCCTTCGAAGCAAATGTACAAGTGCTTTGGCTGTGGTGCTGGAGGTAATGTGGTTACTTTCTTGATGGAGAATGGCCGGCTGGAGTTCCCGGATGCGATACATAAGCTCGCTGCCAAATATTCAATGACGGTAGAGGAGACGCTTTCCAATGAAGAGGATAAGGAGGTTAAGGAAAAACGTGCGACGATGGTTGACCTTAACAATTTTGTTCAAAAGTCCTGGACTAATAATATTCTTGGTTTGCCGATCAACCACTGGTCAGTAACATATCTTTTGGAGCATAGAAAGCTCTCCATGGATACAATTGTGGAGTGGCAGATCGGGTATTCTCCAGATGCCATGAAATCGATAACTCCACATGTGTTAAACAACGGCCAATATGCAATTGCTGAAGAACTTGGTTTGGTAAAAAAGAACGACAATGGAAACGTTTATGACACCTTTATCAACAAGATCATTTTCCCTATCCACAATGATCGGGGTGAAGTAATTGCTTTTTCCGGCAGAAAAAAAGATGATGGCAAGAAGGAGACTCCAAAATATATAAATTCCAAAACCTCTTTACTATACAGAAAGGAAGAGGTTTTATTCGGCCTTTGGTTTGCAAAACAGGAGATACGGAAGAAAAAATTTGCAGTACTGGTAGAGGGGAACCTTGACGTGATCATGATGCACCAAATGGGAATTCGTAACACGATTGCCACTTGTGGTACGGCTCTTACGGAAAGTCATGCACAAAAGCTAGCAAGGCATTGTCAAAACGTTACTATACTTTTTGATGGAGATGATGCTGGGCATAAGGCTACTTTAAAGTCAGTCGATATATTAATATCCGCCGGCCTTCGTGTAAATGTTGCACGTCCAGATAAAGGGGACGATCCGGATACGCTGTGTAAAGTTTTAGGTAATGAGCTGCTTCCGAAAGATGGTGAAATGCCTGTAAAAGGATTGGAAGGCCGTAAAAATCCGATTGAGGAGTGGTTGGAAAACCATACTCAAGATGGTGTAATGTGGAAAGCAATCTTTCTTTTAGACCAAGCAAAGGACGATATCCATTTAAAAGACCAAGCACTGGCCGATATCGCGATGATGATTTCGCTTGAGCAATCTGAATATTTGCGAGAGAGTTACATCGATAAGATTTCGAAAGCTAAGAAGATGAAGCTTGGTACGTTAACGAAACGTGTTGAAGGGCTCATAGAAGAAAGAGTAGTACTGGAGGAAAAGAAACAGCATCAAGAATCAATAATGCCTTCTTGGATTAATAAAGAAAAGTTCTATACCCTTGGTTTTGACTCTAAAAAAGATGGTGATCAGCATACTGGTATATATTTCAATACTGGGGAGAAGGGGCCAAAGCAACTAACTAATTTTATTATCAAACCTCTGATCCACGTTTATTCGAAAGATGAAAATGCCAATAGACGCTTGACTGAAGTGGATAATGGTATGTCAAAAACAGTTTTGGAATTACCCTCAAAAGCTTTTACATCAGTGGATCAGTTAGAGGCGATATTATTGAATGAAGGTAATTTTTTATGAAGGATGGCTTTACCAAATCTCATTTAAATAAACTTAAATCCGTTTTACTCAGGGAATATCCAAAATGTTTTGAGCTGAAAACACTGGGCTGGCAGCCAGAAGGCTTTTGGTCATATTATAATCAAGTTTACTCTAATAATACTTTGCATCCATTTAATGAATATGGCTTTACGGATGTTGAAGGAACAAATTATCTATCGATGGCTGCAAGTTCCTTGTCAAAAGACGTTCGGGCTGAAGAAGATTTTTATAAAAATGCTCGGTTTCTGTCCTGGTCACCGGCACCATTTTCATTTTCAGAGTGGGCAAAGATATTCGTAGGAGCCTACGATCGTAATGCCTGGACTGGATTAATGTTTGTTTTTGTTTCTATTTTTCGAGATATCGTTTACGCTCTTAATTCCTCCTGTCCCCATTTTTATGTATACGGATCAGTTGGGTCTGGAAAGTCTGTATTTGCCGAATCAATATCAAATCTGTTTTTTAAAGAAATGGCTTTCTTTAACCTGAACCATGGTACTGACTTTGCATTCTTCTCTAGAATGGAAAGCTTCCGTAATTGCCCAGTTGGATTCAATGAGTTCGATGAGAATGCTATTAAACCGGAGTGGTTCGGTGCAATTAAGGCCGCTTTTGATGGTGAAGGCAGGGAGAAGGGATCCATGACCAAGAGGAAGAAGACAGAGGTACAGGAGATCTATTGTACGCTAATTCTTATTGGCCAATATTTATCGACAAAAGATGATGCCTCTGTATTGTCGAGATCTATACCAGAGCAGATCTCTGCAACTAACCGAACACAGGAACAAATCGATAACTATAACCGGTTAAAGGCATGGGAGAAAAAAGGTTTAAGTGGAATCTTAGTTGAGCTTCTTCAGTATCGCTCTTTGATGGAAAATAAATATGCCGAGTTGTATGCTCAAGAGTTTAAAAAACTATCTCAAGCATTTGAAACGATAGGAGTTCGAGTAAAAAGCCGTATCCAAAATAACTTTTGTACGATGTTGACAATTCGTAAACTGTTCGATGGAACCATTGAATTTCCATTTTGTTATAATGATTTTTTTGAGCATGTAAAACGTTCGATAATGACGTTATCTCAGCGTATTACAGAGTCAGATTCATTAGCTGCTTTCTGGAAGACAATGGAATTTATGCTCGAACAGGATATGATTATCGATGGATGGGACTTCAAAATTGACGTTAGAGATTCTATTCCTTTGATGATATCTCGTACTGAAGTTGGCGCTGATGGTAAGAATACCCGTGATAAAACTTTTGAAGAACCAAAAAAACTCCTATATGTTCGTATGACCAATATGCATCCCTTGTATATGAATGCTACTCGACAGCAGACTGGAAAGACTGGGTTGAACCAAGAGACTATTATAACCTATATGAAAGAACAAGAGTCTTATATAGGTACCATAAAATCTACCGGTTTCAAGAAGAAAGGAGGTGCCACTACATCAAGTGCATTTGTTTTCGATTATGACATGATGAATTTGAATTTGGAACGTGAAATTACGCCTGTCGGTATAGATCGTACAATAGTTGGTTCAGTAAGATATCGAGATGCGTCTATTATAGAATCTTTGGGTGAAACTAAAGTATCGTGGACGATGGAGATTGATGAATCTTATGAAAAGGACGGATTTAAAGTGGAAAAGATTATATCTATTTCTTGTTTCTCTAGGAAACTGGATGAGGTTCGCCGGCTTACATTGGGTACTCCCTTAAAAGTGGAAGGTTTATACACTGAACATACCGCTGGAGATAAGCGTAAAGGTATTATGATGGTGGAGAATGTGGAATTTTTGGTTGGACCTGTTGAGGTCGTTCAAGATCAAGCTGAATTATTTAACGAATTGAACTGAGATGAAGAATGACGGTTTAAAAAAGGGTGGTTTAAAACAGTCCAGACTTAATTATTTGTATAGGAAAGTTAGAAATGCAGGTTTTACTATTATTCCCGGCCTGAGAGAAATTGATGTTTATCCATATCTGGAATTCAAAGATATCCCTATTGGCCCGCGATATTACGTAGGTCAATTAATGAAAGCTGGATTTAGTGTCCAGCTGAAGATAAGATAAAAATGATGGTATATAGAAGACTCTCAAAAAAGCAAAAGAAAGAAGTTATAGAATTATTCTATACAGGAAAATTTTTGTTAAAGGAGTTAGCGCAAAAATACCAAGTTAGCGAAAGCAGTATTAGTTTATTGATTACTGCGCATTTGAAAAGTAGAAAATTTACAACCAAACAAAATAATGATTGAACAATATTTAGCTAAAGCTCCAAAGCGTTTCCTTAACTATGCAATTGGCCTTACAAAAGATATAGATGATGCTAATGATATCATCCAAGAGGCGATTATCTCTATATGGCGATCCCGTGAACGTACAAACGATCTTACCGATGGCTATTTCAAGTATGTCCTTAAGCAAAAATTTGTTAGCCTGATCAGAAAGCAAAAGAAAAATATGCAGCTAATATTGGAAGGGGAACCTATAAGTCATAACGACGCGCTCACAAGGATGTATTTGGCCGAGCTAGATCAGATCGTAGACTCAGCAAATCCTCTGCACCGGGATATTTTCAAGCTTAATATGGCAGGTTATAAATTTCGTGAGATTGCCGAGATGTTGGGTATCCCTGAAGGAACAGCTCTTGGAGCTATGCGATATATTAGGATTAGAATTAAAGCAAAATTGCTGGATCATGGAAAAGTATCTTAGACCGGTAGAATTCGGTGTTTGTCAGGTCTGTGGATGTGCAGATTCGAATTGCTGTCCGTGCATCATTCGGACTGGAGAGCCATGCTGCTGGGTAAATGTCGAGCTTACATTTTGTTCTGCCTTCCTAAAGGAAAACAAAGACTTTAAATTTTTACGTTTCCTACGTCTGGATATAGATAATATCCTATTCTTTTCGGATTAGTGGTTTGAACTTGAAATGGGCGTTGATAAATATTTTTCAAAAAATATTCACTGGCATATAAATGATAAGTTGATCAAAGTTATATTTTAGAACATAATAAACTACAAAATTGAGTATCAAAAGCCAATCAATTGATTGGCTTTTTTATGTTTTCATAAGTAAAAATCTATCTACTGTATCTACAATTTGGGTCAAAGGTATCTGGTGAGGATAAGCAATTTCCAAAACTTCTCTGCCATTTTCGTGTAATTCATAAGCCAGTATTCTTTGATCAATCTTCATAAGTTCACGACGAAGCAATGGATAATCTACATATGTTGGATTATTAAAAACTCTTCTGTATTTTTGAATAGATCTGCCGTTTTTCATCTTATATTCCTCTTCAGTCAATTCTCTTAAAATTTTAGATAAGCCTTCAGAAGTGATACCACTGACTATTTGGAGAAATATATCTCTTTCAACTGTTCCAAACATCTTTTTAAGAAGATTTTGGGTATTATTTTTTAGATCCATGAGTTCTTGAGATTTATTACTCAATTCTTGGTCTTTAAGTTTTAGATCATCATATGATTGTTTAGCTTTATCCAACTCTTCTCTTAACTGTATAATCTCATCATCCTTATTTACAATCTGAAGATCTTTCTCAACAATTTGATCGTTCGAAGCTCTTATTTTACTGACATATTCTTCTTGTATGTCAAATAACTTAGTTTCGATAGAATCTCTCTGCTCGGTAATATTTAATAAAGCTTCTGCTCTCTTTTCAAGCTCTTGTTGTGCGGTAGTAAGATGCTCATCTTTTTTAGCATTTTCCGACTTTAAAGCCTCAATCTGCAAATTCAATTGTTCAATTGTGTGATTGTCTGAGGTAACATTGTTTAGGGCTCGTCGTGCAACCATAATTTCTCTCTGGGAATTATACTTCTCAACACCGATTTTCTTTTCATGCTCATATTTGTCAAGTATGTCCTGTTCCTTAAATCTGTTTATTTTGTTAGAAATTCTATCAAAAAGACCGATATAAATTAATGACAAACCCAGCGGTACTACTAAATAGTATAAAAGATTCCACAACCCATTACTATAGAAATTGACACTGATAAAAGCAATTTTCTCTTTTATGGAATCTGGGGCTAAAATGAAATAAAAGATCGGGCGCCAATTAAATAGAATCCAAGATAATACAAAAGAACTTGCCAAAGGATGGGACATTCTTTGTTTGATAGGATCCATTACCATATCACTAGCTTTTGAGAAATTTTTGACTACTTCTTTTTTTAATTCTTCATCCATTTTAATGTAGACATTGGTTAATAACTTATAAAGGATTTATCAAGTTTATCGCCTGTTCCAAACGTTCCAAAAGAAAATCCCTATTTACGACCGATTTTTGGAACGAACTGCCGTTGTTCCAAAAAATATGTTTTAAAAATAATATTTTTAAAAATTGTGTTTATGGCCTGTTAGGGCTATTTTATTTGGCTAATAAAAAGAAAAATACAATTCGATTCGAATATACAAAAAAGTGTTCCAAATGTTCCAAAGATTCCAAAAGTTAATTTAAATATATTTAAACCTATATTTTATTAAAAAAGTACTTTGGAACGTTTTGGAACGGCAGGAGCGCTTTGGAACATTGGAACACTATTAGACGGTTTTGATATGATCTGAAACCAAAACAAGATATTTTTATGCATGATCGTTGAAATACCAATTTTAGTAACCGAGGTAAATAAGTATTATCTAGCTTCAAAGTTTGATGTTGATCCTTTCATTTTGACGAAAAAAAACATCTTTGGAATTTTCCTGCTAAATTCATTATGTAAAAAGAAAAACCTGCCGATGAATAATCACAAAATGGATATCGCGAAGTATGATCACTCCATTACGGTTCAGATCACCGAGCGTGCTTTTAAAAACAGTGGGTATTGTGTACCTAATAGAACACTTATTGATTTTAACACCATGGTAAGATTTACGTTTCTGGAAGAGTTTCATGTATACATGGATTTTCACGTTACATACAATCGCTCCCAGATCAGACAGTGTATAATAGATTTTATGCGCAAGTGTAATCTTCATGAAGATATCATCGGGATACGGACCTTGGAAAAGGATTATGAGCGATATCGTGATCGTCAAAACGAAATGTTAGGGAATTTTTTCAAAAAATCAATTGCTTAAATGGTTGTGACTTTTAAATGACAAAAAAGTAGGGTACAAAAGTGTCGCAAAATTTGACACTTTTTGATTGTCGTTTCTTCACTCTATTAACTTATAACTTTTGAACTATGATAAAGAATTTTCCAAAACGTCCGATCTTAAATCCTGGTGGGTTAGGATCTTTCTATTTTATACCAAAACATGAAATAGCCAAACTTCCAAGGGTAAGTAATGGTATGGTGCAGCAGCAGGTAATATTTAAGGAGTCGAATTATTGGCTCCTTGGTTATGCTTCTTCTGATTCGCTTGAATTTGGCGAAAAATATCAGACTTCAGACAATGGGGGGTATTTCGATACGAGTATTGATGGCGCTTATCCAGGTGACTCTGCGGAAGTTCAGGCGCTCTTCACAAGTATGGGTAATTTTACGATACGCTATTTGGTTGTATTTGTTGATCTTTTAGGTAAGCAGCGAATTGCCGGACTTGATGGTGATCTATTTTTTACGTACAGCTTTTTATCAAAGGAGAAAAGATATTCATATTCTTTCGAGGGAAAATGTCTTGAAAGTGCTCCAATATATCCTTATACCATCAATTTATAGTCGTTTCCAAGCAAAAAAGCCAATCAATCTTTGTGCTTAACAAATTGATCGGCTTTTTTAATGAATGGTTTCAATGTAATTTCCTCAATTCTCAGATCATCGTGGCTTCTGGATGAATCCTGGATCGACGCTAACTGGAGCTTGATCCAAATGCTCTTGGATGGTGAGTCAGTCAATTTCAATTCTCAAACTCCAAATAATCTCATTCTTGATCCAAGCTTAGCGAGATACAAATATCGTGATGGCTGGTCCAAAGCAAGTAAGGGATCGACGGCACTCTATGATCTGAGGGGGCCAATTATGCATTATGGTTTTTGTAGTGATGGAACGTATGAGCTCCATAGCGCATTTAATGAAGCCGAAAATGCGACCAATATAACTTCCCATTTCTTTCTAATCGATTCTCCAGGGGGACAAGCTGATGGTGTGCTTGAGTTTATGCAGGCAATTATGGCTTCTGGGAAACCGAGTCTAAGTTACGTCAATGGAGGTATGGCAGCGAGTGGAGGTGGCTTTATCGCTGCTGCTGCAGATGCTGTTTTTGCTTCGTCAAAACTATGTGAAATAGGAAGCTTTGGTGGTTATTCTACTTTAATTGATGCAACTGAACGCGAACAAAAAGAGGGGGTTAAAAGGATTGTTATTAAGGCGAAGCAGTCTAAGGATAAAAATACTGTCTATGAATTGGCAAAAGCTGGTGACAAAAATGCACTTGCTGAATTGGAGGATCGCATTTCCCTGGTTACGGGTGAACTCTTAGACGCTGTAAGACTGGGCCGTGGAGATAGACTAAAAAATGACAACTGGGCTACTGGCAAAATGTATTTTGCTGATGAAGCCCTTGAAATGGGTATCATCGACGGTATAGGAACAATGGATGATGCACTCGCGCATCTCCGATCACTTACTTCTAGAAAGAAAACTAAAAATTTTAATATGAACAAATTTAACAATGTGGCTGCATTGGCTTCTGTTGAAGCTGAAGGAGCTCAAGCTGCTTTGGATTTGGCTAACGCTGATCTAACAGCAGCTGGTATTACGGACTTTACAATCGTTGAGCAATCTGTGATTGATGAAGGTGCGCGCGTGACCGCAGAATTGAATACAGCTAATGCTTCTTTGGCTACAGCAAATACAACTATTGCTAATCAGGAAGCAACAATCCAGGCGAATCAGGCGCGTATCCAAACTTTGGAAGGCGTTATTGCCAATCGTGCTAAAAATGATCCTGCAACAAAGTCTAAATCTGCAAAGGAGTCGACCGAGAAACCAGAAATAGAAGAGAAGGAAGAGACTGTTGTCGCTGCTCACAATCAGATCGCTGATCGCGGATTTTTTGGTTAGTAAAAATTAAGTGTTTAAAATTTAACAGTGTACAATGAGAATTAATATTGATGAAGTAGTAGCCGAATTCGGTAGCTATTATGTAGATGGTGGGCAAGGGATGCAGAACCTTCAGACGGTTTTGATGCAAAGATCTGTTTTTACGCAATCTTTTCCTTTATTGCCTACGGACAGTACTGTTGTTTATAAAGCAACAGCATCGATCAAACGCGTCTTGCAGGCATTTCAGCGTAAGTTTACGCCGATTGCGGGTAATGAGGTCAAATTTGAGTTAGAGAAAATCGAGCTCGACCATGTTAAGATCGATGAATTGATCTCTCCAGATGAGATTATGCCATCTTGGCTCGGCTTTTTGGCTGAGAATAAGCTTGAACGTAAGGATTGGCCTATTGTACGTTATATTTCAGAACAGCTTATTATTAAGCAGTACTATGCTGATTTAGAGCTGTTGGAATCCTTTTAAAAGGTGTTAAAGGCGCGATCGTCGATGGAACAGCCACAGCAGCTGGTGCATCTTTAAATGGTGTCCGGAAAAAAATCCGTGATGGATTTGCTGCCGGGAAAACAAAACAGATTGTATTGGGTGCTTTGCCTTCCGACCCAGTTGCATTAGTAACCTATATTGAAAACTTTGTTAAAAGTATTCCTGCCTTAATTCGTGTCGAATTGGATGAAGTTTCTGTTAGTTTACAGGTTGAACAGACATATCGCGAAGGAGTTCGTAAAAAGTACAATATGAATTACGAGCAAAAACCAAATCTTTCAACTTTGATCGATCATCCTCAGATTACTATCAAGGGATATCCGGCTATGGATGGTAGTGATATGATCTATACTACACCAAAATTCAATAAGGCAAATCCAATGAAGGCTGGTGATAACCAAGGTAGATTCGATGTTCAAAAGGTAGATCGTGACGTGAAGTTGCTTTCTGACTGGTGGATCGGATTAGGATTCTGGTACCTGCCTTATGTGTACCACAATGACCAGGATTTAGTAGCTGCGTAAGCTTTTTCATAGTTAAGTATATAGTTGGTTTGGTTGTGGGCTGGTCCCACAATCAAATTTTTAAAAATTAAAAGATTTAAAGCAATGGCTGAAAATGAAAATAAATCAACTCAACAAGAGTTGGACCAGACGACAGTAAAGGTTATCGCTGGAAAGGACAAAGAAATTGCCGCTCTAGCAAAAGAGCGTGATGCGTTGAAGTCTAAAAATGAAGAGTTAACTTCCAAGAATTCTAGTCTTGAGAAGGATCTTGCTATTACAAATACCGAGAATGGCAATTTGAGAGCAGATAATAAGTCCCTGAGTGACTCGGTCGATGCCCTGACAACTGAGCGTGACGAAGCTATGGAGCTGATGACCACGATGTCAAAATCTCTTGAAAAGGTTCAAAAAGCTGCTAAAGATGGATATCAGACTTTGGATCATAAGGGTAAGACTTATTCGATCCATGGCAAAACGTTCTTTTTTGAAGGAAAGGAATTCACGACCGAGAATCTTTTGGAAGATTCGGATTTGGTTGGCCGCTTGTTAAAACTTGGTGTTGGATTCTTAAAAGAAGTAAAGGAGGACTAATTCATGAACACTGCAATTAAATTTATTCTTGGGATGCTGTGTTTGATCATGGTTTCCCTTTTCATTGGCAATACTATTGCTTCAGCTACTGGAAGTAATTCCGTTGGATTAGCTTTTGCTTCAGCAATTTTTATTGGTTCATTTGTCCCGTTGAATAGCGCTGGCGTTCTTAGGGTTGGATTGAATGCCAAGGATATTCTATTCCAGCAAGGTGTCTTTAATCCTGGAGGTATTGCAGGAGAAGTCTATTATGCCTTCACGGATGATATCGAGTCTTGGCCTGCTGCGCTTACCAATATCGATACGGAAAATGCGATAGAAATGGAGGATCTAGTAACCATTAAAGCGGCAGATGATTTTAAGTTTAAGGCTGGTAAATCATTTAAAAGATTGTATGTCACATTGGAAACTGGCGAACTGAAGTATTCCTTAATTGGGGTTCGTGATGGGAAAGGATTTCAGAATTCGATGGAAATCTCCTATCCAAAAAATGATGCGCTCATATTGGGTTTTATTGCCTCTGTTGCTAACAGACGTTTGGTATTCATTGCGATCGAACAGAATGGTACTGCGAAGGTGCTCGGAACTAAACAATTCCCGGCACAGATAGATACAGCTGAAGGTGGATCAGGAAAGTTATTTGAAGATCCGAATGCAGCAGTCAAAACTTTCATCTCGAAGTCGCCAATTCCACCGGCGATTTATGAGCCGCCAATATTGTTGGAGCCGGTCGGTCCGTAATAGCATAAGTTTAATTCGTAAAATAAAAAGGCTCTTTTTGAAGAGCCTTTTTTGTAAATACATATAATATGAATGAAAAGATTGTTAAGATCATCAATATCCTGGAGGAGAAGTTTTTTGTGCCGGTTCGGACTGACGGAGAAAATATTTTGATGGAGCGCCAAGAGATCGAAGAGCAAGTAAATGTATATTGGAAAAAGGAAGGTAATTGGGAAAGTCTAGATGTTATTGAAGCTCTCGATTATCTGCAAATACCTGCCTTCTTAGATGATTCAAATGTAATGGTTTATATCTATAAGCCGAAAGTGTCGTTTTAGCTCAAATTGGCTCAAATACCTTTGATTTATGGCAATTTCCGTTATTCAGAGGTATTTAGAAAATTCGCATCGTAGCTACGAGGAAGGCCGCGTGTTATTCGAAAAATTTGCCTCGAGCAAAGTCCTGATCTCATTTTTTCGAAGCGGATCATCCCCGTTGCATTTTAACCGGTTACTTGAGGAGCTGAAGAAGATCGACCAGGAAGATCGTTCATCCAACGTCAAGATAGTTGCTGCTGCACCAGAGAAATCGGTCATTGCGCCATTGGAATCTTTTGACATCCCTGCCAAAGCTGCTTTGAATGACGATTACTTCTTATTTCCCGAAAAAATCAAAGAAGTAGTTCGGAGAAAAAATATGCACTATCGAAGATCACAGCAATTGTTTATTGAAATAGGTTTTACGGATGATCCGGATAAACGATTGGAAATGGCTGAGACATTGCTGAATGATCATGAGCAGGTAAACGCTTGCTGGGCTGTTATTGACGAATATAAGGAGTCAGGTAAAATTTTAGTAGAACAAGCGAAATCTATTAAGGAGGAAATCAACGAATTACAGCTGGATAAATTGCTCTCTCATCTCAAGAATATTCCGCCAAATTTATCTAAGGATAGAAAGAAGCTAGAAGCTCTGTCAGATGGGGCGCAAAAAGCAAAGGTGCTTTCTCGTTACCAGCTCAACCAAATTAAACTGGATCTGGTAAAAAAAAGATTGGAGGTGCTAAATGGCTAAACCAATCTCAATAGATTCCAACAAGGATGATATCTTAAGCTATCTTAAAGATCCCGATTCAAAAGAGTCCGATCTCACTGCTAAGCAAACCAAATTGCTTGAGTGGTATGTGGATGCTTATACATTATTCAGGAATTACAGCTCGATGACCGAAACAATAACTGTTCTCAAAAAGTTAGGAAGTCTTCGTGATAATCCGATATCCAATTCAACTGCTCGGCGATATATTAATGATGCCTTGGAGATTTTTGGATCGGTTGGCCGTATGAAGGCCGATGTCATTAACCACATCGTTATTGAAACTCTTCTCGATGCCCGGATTATGGCCAAAAAACAAAATAATGCGATGGCTTTAAAGGAAATTGCTAAAGAGCTGCGAGCTGCTGGAGTCAACGATGAAGCAGGCGCATTGATCGCTGATCAGATCGAGCAGCATCAAGTTATCATTTCACTTGATCAGACAGCTCAGCGTGCATTGCAAAAAATACACGCCGGAGGAGTGATTGATCTGGGTGATATCCTAAACAGTATGTCTGAAGAAGCTCAGGTGATTGGGGAGGAGAACAAAAATGGTTGAGATTTCGAAACCTAAACTTCAGGTAAATCGCAATCTAGCGCAGATTCTGATCCGGACTGCACCACAAAAAATTAAAGTTCTGGAGGGAGCTCGTGCTGTAGGTAAGTCGACTGTTCTAGCGGATGAAATGTCCGAAACAGCCTGGGATATGCCGCGTTCAACTAATTTCCTTCAGGGCCGAACTTATCAGCAGATTTTGACCAGGACATTGCCGTCCACAATTCTTTCTCTGGAGACTTTGGGTTATAAGAATGGTATACACTTTACGATCGGACAAAAGCCGATCTGGAAGAAGTACAACCTACCTTATGAACCACCTTTGGATTGGGGGAAGACTATCGCCTGGTGTACTGGAGCTGTATGGGTAATGCTATCTCAAGATGTTTCTTCCAGGGGTATCAATACATGCTCCGGATTAGCGGATGAATACTGTGAGCTTGATCCGGTTAAATTCCAGTCAGAGACTTATGCTACTTTACGTGGAGGGAAATCTCATTTTGAGCATAAGAAGAGATGGCTCTCTCAAGTATATGTTAGTTCTATTCCCAGGACTCAGGAGGGCAAACATATCTATACCTACGAACAGGCTGCTTTAACTAATCCTGATGAGGTATTCTATTTGCGTGCGCCTACTCGGATTAATGCAGAGAACCTCCCTGATAATTATTTTAAGATGCAGCGTCGTATCATGTCAAAATATGAGTACGATATCGAGATCGAAAATATAAGGCCTCGTGCCGTAGGGGGAGGATTCTACCCAGCATTCAATGAGCGGTTATTATGTTATGATTCCTTCGATAATGATTATTTAAGGGGTCTAGTTGACGAGGGGGTTGGCTATGATCGGACCAAGTTTGAAAAGTTGGACTGCCGGGAAGTTACAGATGTCATACCAAGCACACCGCTGGATATCGCCTTGGATTATGGTAAGTTCTGCTGTATAGTTACTGCCCAGGAAACGTTCCTTAATGAATGTAACTTCCTTTCTTCTATTACTCCTGAAGAAGCTGGAGAAATGCTTGAGGTACTGGTGCAGCGCTGGTGCGATTACTATCAGCCTCATCCTACTAAGCGTGTGTCATATTGGTATGATCAGACGGCGATCGGTAAGGATGGCCGTTCACCTAAAACGTATGCCGATATTGTTGTTGAAGTTCTGATCAAGAATGGGTGGGATGTGGATCAGCAATATTATGGTGCAGCACCTGAACATTCTGATAAATATAAGTTTTGGTCTATTGCCATGCGTAATGATCATCCATTGCTACCAATATTCAAATGGAATCGTACGAAATGTAAGTATCTCATCGAGTCGATCAATAATTCAGCAGCTAAGGAGGGTAAATTTGGTCCGGAGAAAGTCAAGACAGACGAACGCAAGACGCATGTCGATCAACGGTACACTACACACCAGGGAGATGCCATGGATATGATCGGATACTTTAAATATTCACATCTTATTGAGAGTAGCCAGGGATTATGGCTGCCATCTAGGTCTTCAAGTTAAAGAAGCCCCTCGACTTGCCTTCGAAATTCTCACAATCAAAAACCATACAGTGCATAACACACCGACGTGTCGAGGGGTATAACCTGACGCGATGTTAGAGTTATGCAATAAAGTTTTTGATTGTGAGAGCACAAATTTAATAAAATATATATGAAAGCAAGTAAAAATTACAATTCGTCGCCGCTGCCGTTTATGGGACAAAAAAGAAGATTCCTCACAAAATTTAAAATTGAGCTCGAGAGCTTTAATCCAGGGGCCACTTATGTGGATTTGTTTGGTGGGAGTGGGCTATTGAGCCATACGGTTAAACAACATTGTCCGGATGCGCAGGTCATATACAATGATTATGATAATTTCTCGAAAAGGCTTGAGTGGATTCCTAAGACCAATAAGCTCATTCAGGACATCCGTGATCTAATCTCTGACCTTCCTAAAGATAAGGCTATACCATTTGAAAGAAGGCAGTCTATATTAGATAGAATTTATTCAGAAGAGAAGCATTATGGGTACGTTGATTATATCACCTTATCTTCTAATTTACTTTTTGCGATGAATAATGCTATTAGTTATGATGAGTTTGCAAGGCAGGTATTTTATAATACACTCAGAGAAACCCCCTATAGCGCTTTGGGATATTTAGATGGAGTTCAAAGGGTTTCCATGGATTACAGAGAGCTATTTGAACTTTATCGTGACCAATCTAACATTATATTTCTCGTTGATCCGCCTTACTTATCTACGGATGTTTCAACCTATAAATCATCCCATTGGAAGTTGTCTGATTACTTAGATATTTTGGATGTACTCGATGTTGAGCATTATTTTTATTTTACTTCTAATAAATCTAATGTTGTAGAGTTATGTGAGTGGATAGCTAAGAAAGTTCCAGGCTCTAATCCTTTTGCATGCGCCGTCGCTGTCTCACATGTTAATAATCCAAACTATCATTCTAAGTTTACCGACATCATGCTTGTTAAACGATAAAAGAGCCGCTTCAAGCGGCTTTTTTATTTTGCGATTCGCCTAGAACCAAAATCATATTCCGTGGGGGTGTAAACGGCAATTGCCGTTTTAGGACAGGGCACGGCGGGCTTCGAGTAGACACTTTTTACAGTTTTTGGAAAAATTAAAATATTTAAATTATTGATTTATAGGTTTTTGTACTGTTTTTGGTGAAGTTTTTTGAAACATTAATGATAACAGGTTGAAAATCAGTTAAAATATGTTCTTGTCGTTTCTAATGGACTTATTAAATAGATTTTTGAGCATGGATAAGATTTCTTACACTGAAATGCTCAAAATACTCGATCGTTGCCGATATCAGTCTTCAGACGAAACGCTATCAATAACTTTTTTGAAATGCGATCGCAAGCGCAGAACTGGAGGACAGTGGCAGACAATTGAAAAGGCGCAGATTTGTGGCCTGCCATATTCAGTTAGAGAAAATGAAATGCGCGGTATTGTTAACCTGGAATCGGGTATCAAGACAGCTTTTCATATCCAGTTAGTTTTCGAAATAAATGGCAAACGCGTTTTCAAATGAGTACTAGACATACACAATTATCCAGTGATGGTTTTCCGCTATATTCTTTCAGAGAAGGAAGCTCTGTGGTTTTAACAAATGCTTCAGGTGGAAAATCCGGGGAATCAAGCATTGCGAATTTTTCTACAGTCCTACCAAATAAGAACGAGTACTCAGGAGGACGTGATTGGGTGCCATGGGGGAAAAGTGATAAATTCCCTGACGAAATGTGGGCTATGGCTCGCAAAAGCGGCGTAGCCATGAGCGCGCTGAGATTATTGAATCTAAAATTGTTTGGTCAAATGGTTGTCCCGGCTATTCCGAGAGAATTAGACGATAACAACCAGATGAAATATGACCTGGTCAAAGATCAGGACGTGCGCGATTTCTTCAAGCGTTCCAATTTTGATGTTACGAGATTGGCCATTATCCAGGATTATAATGCGCTAGCAAACTCTTTTCCGCTTTTGATGCTGAATGAGGACCGTTCAAAGATCGTACGGATAGGGCATGATAAGGCTCGAAAATTTCGATATCGGCCCTATAACGAGAAGAGTGGCCGGATCGAAAAGGCCATGCGATCGGCCAATTTTCCCTCACCTACAGATGATTTTGATGAGTTTGATGTGATCGATTCGAGAGACTGGTTTTCGGAGGTTGATCGGATCAAGTATGTTGAGAAAGGGCATAATTATGTTTTTCCTACCTATTATCCTGATCCGGAGTTTGATTACTATTCCCTGGCTCACTGGGACGGTGTTCGCTCAAATGGATGGCTGGAGATATCCAATTCGATTCCTTCCTATAAGAGGGCCATATTTAGAAATCAGGCAGCTATCAAATACCACGTAAAAATTTCCTCGACTTACTGGCTAGGCAAGCATCCGAAATGGGGATCAATGGGTGAAGCTGAAAAAACAAAGGCTATCAATGAACAGTACGATGAGATGGATAAGTATCTCACTGGTACCGAAAATGCCATGAAAACATTTGTTTCATTCTTCGAGATCAACAAGCTGAACGGCACAAGTATTCCTGGTATCGAAATCGAAGCTATAGATGATAAGCTTAAGTCAGATGCTTATCTGCCTGATGGTGCAGCGGCCAATGCCGAGATTCTATTTTCAATGTTGGTTAACCCAGCGATTTTTGGTCTTGGTATGCCGGGCGGATCATACGGCGGAGCCAACCAGGGTGGTTCCGATATCCGTGAATCCTGGTTAGTGATGAATGCGATCAATGCCGCGGATCGTGCTATCATTTATCAGATGTTCGATTTTGTCCGGGACTATAACGGATGGAATCCTGATATGACGCTTTTGACACTGGATAAAGTGTTGACTACTACGGATACAGGTAAGGGAAGTAAAATTGTTAGTTAAGGAGGTAATATCATGAGACTATTTTCAGATATCAATGAGATCAAGCAAAAAGTAACCTTAAATGATACTATAAAGCTACAAGAAATTCGTCCTCAGATTAGCAGGACCGAACGCTCCCAGATACAGCCTTTACTAGGCAATGAGTTCTATAATGAATTGGCTGAAGCTTACGCTGGAGCTTTAGCGATTTTGGAGACAAAGCCTGAAATTGAAAAAAAGAAAATTAAAGATTCCGGTACCCAGTACTTGTTAATGGAGGAAAAGTATTGGCCGGTAATGGAAATCGTGCAAGATGCAATCGCTAACATAACTTTCATGAATGCGATTGACCAGGTTCAGGTGAGTATCGGAGCTAGTGGAGTCTCCATTTCTGTCAATGATACGAAAAAGACTGCTTTCCAGTGGCAGATTGATAATCTGAAGTACCAATTTGCCAGTGACGGTTTTAATGCACTCAATGAGCTGCTACTTTATCTGGAAGCAAACTTGACTGATTTCCCGGTATGGGCAGCTAGTGAGGCGTACTTTGAACAAAAGAAATTCTTTGTTGAAACTGCTGAGATCTTTTCTGAAAACTATCAGATCAATGCTAACCGGATGACCTATTTAACACTTCGATACATCATGAAGCGTGTTGAATGGAATGATGTCCGGACAAAGATCAGCGAACCGCTTTTTTTGAAACTGAAGGAGAAACAATTATCCGGATACACCACCAAAGAAAAGATCCTTCTGGAGCGCTTTCTAATACCAGGAATCGTATTGCTGACCGTGGCCAAAGGTATCGTCGAGCGTGCAATAGAAGTCACTGATCTTGGCGTTCAGATCAATCTGTATACCTATTATGTGACCTTGAAAGATGCCCGTAAAAAAGGCGGAGACAGTGAGCGAGAAAAGATGATCGAGCAGCTCACGAATGATGGTAATAAATATTTAGACGAAGCGAGAAATTACATCGACGCGAATGCAGTGGATTTTCCGGATGCGAAGGGTGTTGAAACGGAAATGAGTTATAGAGTAATTAATAAACCTGAAAGCGGAATTTTTGGAATGTAATATGGAAAACGAGCAATTCTCACTTATGCAGCTTGTAATGGCTGTGATTAGCTCTGGAGTTTTATCGACAATCGTAACCTATTGGACGAGTAAAAAGCAGACAAATGCTGTGATCGAGCAAACGAATGCCACTGTTGATGAACAGGTGCGGACAACTTATGGGGAAATGATCAAAGATCAACGAACGCAGATCGGGTTTTTGCAGGATCAGATCGAAACGGCTCTGAAGCGAGAGCAAGAGTATGTCGCGCTATTAAATAAAGCCAATAGCTTGACCAACTCGCTCTCTGCAGAACTTGCGGCTTGCCAATTATCGATCAAAAATTTGGAGACCACAAAATTGAAGTATGAACAAAAATTAGCCATGTATGAAGATATCGCAAAACGCGCTGAGACTCGTCAAGGGGTTTGAGGAGCTTAGGCTTAATGCGTATCCGGACAATTTTGGGGTGTGGACACTCGGCTATGGTACGGTTCGATGGCCCGATGGTCAAAAGGTACGTCAAGGCGATCGAATTAAAGATGAGGCTGAAGCGTATGATCTGCTTCAATATTCGCTTATTTCTCCGTCCAGAATTGTTAACTCGCATGTGGATGTTAGGTTGACACAAAATCAATTTGATACTTTGGTATCAATAGTTTATAGTATTCGTGGTTTGGCATTCAATAGGTCTAAATTGTTGAGTCTATTGAATGATGGTGATTACTTCAATGCAGCTGAAGCAATACTTGAAATTCCAGCCGAAAAGTGTCGCATGAGATGTAATAGAGAATTAGGACATTTGAAACGTAGACGCTTGAGGGAGCGCGAGTTGTTTCTTACAATATAGGTTTGTTATTGTTGGTGATTTATTGCAAATCTGATCCGGGAGTGAAGTTAAGGACAAATTTCGCTCCTGGTTCTTAAGGTTAAATTAAATGGTTCCGGGTATAAATGCGTGAGGGTGGTTTTTGGTTGGCCACCCTCTTTTGATTTGGTTATGG